CACCTGTATCGTAATTTTTTACTGCGTAATTTGGCATCATTTAAACTCCCAATTCAAAGCGTTTGTACAGATAGGAAACTGTTGTTTAAAGATCTGTCGTACCTCGTGCACTAAATCCATGTGTTCTTTCTGAGTACCATGTGCAGACCTCAATTCTATATAGTGGATCCAAGATCGTACACTACCTGTCATATAGATTCGGGTAGGTGTTGCTAACGGGAGAACAAATCTCGCACACTCCTTCGCAATACCTGAAGCGAGGAGTTCATTGTAAAGATCCATCGCTTCAACGAAATGTTCTGCAATCTTTTCTTGAAGGTCTTGTTTCTTGTTCGGTGGTACGTCATCTGTACTATTCTGCCTATTCTTAGTGTCCTGATGCCTAAGATCAAACATAGGAATCTCATCTGCTAACAGGTTAGTGTCAGCATATCTCTGTGAGAATTCTTGGAATGTAAAAGATCTATGTCTTAATATTTGTGCAGCAAGACCTCTAGTTGTCTCTATCTCGACTGTCATGTGAGCCTGCTCGAAGACTGACCAATGACCATGCTTTATGCAGTAACCTAGTAATCCTGCTACTGCTGGATTTCCTTGGTTGTTTGGATTGCTCACTCTTGCTATGTAACCCATCTGCTTTTCTGCTTCTGGGGTCACTGTCACTAGCTTTACGTTCATCTTGTTTTAATTTCTCACGTTTTTTAATAAATTTAGCATACATTACATCCTGTTTGCTATACCAATCAGGATGTTTCTTCGCCAATTTGATGATTCTCTTGGCTGCTTTCTTGTCCTTCATTAGGAGTTATTTCGTTAGTGTGTTTGTATAGAGATTCAAACAACGTATCCGCTAGCCCATCTATATCGTAATCTTCAACATCTTCGTTGAAGAGCCAATCATCCTGCTTCTTTGCTTTAACCTTAAACAGATCAGTTACCTGACTTGAGATAAGACTTTGAATCGAACTGTTGGGGTCTAATTGTTCCTCTACAGAATCCGATGGCTTTGAGTTTGTTCTTTCCGAGTTTGTCATAATAGCAATCGAAAGTATCTACCTTAGAACCCATGACAATATCATAGGTATCTACTAAATGCTCTCCATCCTTCTCTAAATCCAGATAATGAACAAGTAATGCATTAGTGGGTAATTTCTTATTCATAGATGCTTCTATTTTACAAGCAATATTAAGGATAGTTATACTATACTGTGCAGCAGTATTCTGAACGTCATCATTACTTGCCCAGATCATCCACGATTACCCCATTCTATTGAAGGGAATGCTTCAGATACAACCTGCTTAGTAACTCTATACTTAGATTGGATGTCTTTGTTACATGCAAGTATGACCAATTCTGCTTCATCAGCATGAAGACCTTCTAATAACTGAACATATAACTGTTCACGTTTCATCCCTTTAATGGTACTATCTCCACCCTTAAAGAATCTATAGAAACCACGATACTCATTATCTAAACGAGTATGATCTGTTCCTGCGGGTGCATCACTAGCCCTATATGGTGGTGCTCCTTCTGGTAGAAGGAATTTAAGTGATTCATCAAAATTAATGATTAGAATCGCACGAAGTCCTGGATTATTATACTCTAGAAGGATATCAACTTTTTCCTTTTTGGTTTTAGCTGATGAGACCTTTTGGAGTATCTCAGTTAACAACGCATCGTTAGGTAATTTTTTGGGTGCCATTTCAATTCAAGTTTTACTGTTAATTATATCACTCCTCGGCATCTTCGTCAAGGTAATCGTCAATATCCGCAAATTTAACTGCAAGCAGTTCTTCTTGGATATATGCCCCATTACCATCTAAGAATTCGGGGTGAAGATTGTTCATCTGTCGTTTGAGTGTATGAGTGTCTACAGTAGATTTGTAGATCCATCCAATCACTGCTCCTAGCACTAGGGTAAAAAACATACCCACTGCTGAAAAAAATAAAATTACGTTCGTTTCCATTATGGTCCTTGCTTAATGTCTATTCTAACACGAACAAACCAGTTTAGCAACGGGAGGGTTCGATCAAACCAACTAGGTTGTTCTCTCCTCCTGCTCCTTGGGAGCATAACCTCTATACCTTTATTTAGAACGTCTGTTTTTGCCCTTCTTTCCTTGATATTCCCTTGCATCTTGTAAAATTGAATTCAAATACTTACGAATTACCCTCGCTTCTGGTCTAGTCCAGTTAGGGTATGCTTCTCTTATGTCAGAATGACCTCCTTCTATCAAAAGATCTAAATCTTCAATAGTAGAGAATACATTCTTTGCTGTTCCACTTTTTAAAAAGTCAGTTACTGTCTTTTTAGTGAAATTGTTCAGATCCAAATAATAACGCATCCTAAATGTATGCTTGTGTTGAAACATTGCATCATCTACGACTTTTTCAATCATATCGATGAGTTGATCTTCTGGTTCCATTAGATAAAATTGTGTTCTTTAAGGTACTTAACTGTATCTTGACAACCACCCAATTTCTTTCCATTTACGACTACTTGAGGAAAAGTTGCCCCATCCCCAAATTCACCATAGAAACTTTGTTCGTCAAAGTTCTTATTTAGACTATATTCAACAAAATTGAAATTTCCTAATTCTAGGACTTGTTTGATTCTATCACAAAAAGGACATCCATCCTTTGAATATACGGCAAAGTTCATAATTGACTGAATCCTAAAATTGGTTTTTGACGAAAAATTGTCCGAATTTTTTTATCGACTTTTTTTGAAACAAAAAGTCGATTTTCCCTGAGACTAATTATATATTATTTTCTCAACACTGTCAATAATATTCACCCTGCAATTTTTTGACCCACTCCTTACGTCCACAATATCCATGAGCATCACCAGTCTCCATATTTGTATGCTCATTGATATGCATGATCTCAATCATGAGAAAGAAACCAAGACACATCATCGGTAACATAAACAATGGATGTCCGAATGTTTCACAAAATTCCTTATAGTAATCTTCAAATTTCATGGCATTTAAGCATTAAAAAAGGGAACCAGAAGGTTCCCTTATAATTATATCACTTTCTGTTATCAGAATGTGAACTTAACTCCAGCTTTTGCTCCCCAGTTAACTAGAGAATCGCCAGTAGCATCTTCATCAGAAGCACCAGATAGTTCTCCGTATACGCTAGTAGCGTCAGAGATGCTGTAAGAAGCACCTGCCTTACCAGAGAAGTCTAGGTCTGAATCACCAGCAGCTTCAGTATGGTTGACCTGTGGTCCACCTTGTACGTAGTAAGCTACTTTGCCTTCGCCGCCTTCGTATCCAACGTGGATATCGGTAGCTGCAGAAGAATATGCTCCATCAGGATATGAGAGGTTGCTCTCAACGTTCACATAAGGACCAGCAAAAGCGGCACCAGCGAGAAGGAATGGAGATGCTGCTACTGCAGCGATTGTTGATTTGATTGACATGATTGTTTGTAAGTGTCTCGCAAGAAAAAAAATCCTGCGGATGATAGACCCCCCGACAGGGATCTTTTATACATCTACGCAGGGTACGATAATTTCGGGCCTGTCTTAGTTGTAATATTTATTTATATTACCATGGTGTACGGTACGGGTCAACCCCCTATGTGACAGTTTTGGCCTCGTCACATACTGTAGCCCAATCTGCATCAAATAGTGCTAATCCTTTCTCAGTTAAGATATGGTTGTACATTCCCCAGAAAATATCAGGTGGTATAGTACAGATGTTAGCACCATATGAAAAGGCAGTGCTTACCTGTCTTACTCCTCTTATAGAGGCAGCTAGCACCTCAGTCTCAAATACGTTTTGCTTTGCAAATACATTAGCAATGTCCTTAACAAGACATAGACCACCAAATGAGTTATCATCCACACGTCCTACGAATGGTGAAACATACTTAGCACCTGCCTTAGCAGCAAGGATTGCTTGTGATGGTGAGAATATAAGAGTAACGTTAACCTTTACACCTGAAGACTTGAGTTGTTTACACACCCATAATCCTTCTGGAGTACAAGGAACTTTAATAGTTGCCCTATCCTCAAATTTATTAGCAAGTCGTCTGCCCTCTGCGAGCATGATCTCATCGTCACCAACAACTTCC